AGAGAGCTTTTATGGACGTGTTTGGAGGAGTTGCAGTATTATGAAGTACCATGTCCAGAATTGATAAATGAGGTGAAAGAACTACTTACCCAACCTGAACCTTTTAAACCAGATTGGGTGGGTTATCAAAGAAGATGATGATTTGGGGTACGACATAATTGGAGTAAATGATGAAACTTTATGAGCTAGGGGTGGGTGATGAAATACATGGGTGGGAAAAGTAGAATTGCGAAACATATTCTTCAACAAATAGAGAAGAATGTAAACGTGGCGGAGTTTGATTGGTGGGTTGAGCCTTTTGTTGGTGGTGGGGGTATGATAGATAAAGTAGAATGGGGTAACATAAGTAGGATGGGAAGTGATTTAAGCAAAGAATGTATTTTAGCTCTAACCTACATAAAGAACATAGAAAATGAGGTAGATTTTCCAAAGAATAATCAGGAATTTACCGAAGAAACCTACCACGAACAGAAAAAACAGGTTAAAAATGGGGAATTAACAGGGTTAAATTGCTACACAGGCTATGCTTTATCGTATGGAGGTCAATGGTACGGAGGGTGGTGTAGGGATAGAAAAAGTAGAAAAGGTAGAGACGACATAGCTGAAGCGTACGGAGCGGCGAAGAAACAAAGTAAAGCTCTTCAGACAGTTGATTTGCGGATAGGAAGTTATTTAGATTTGGTTATTCCTGAAAAGTCAATAGTCTATTGCGATATTCCTTACAAATCCACCACTAAGTATACCACAAACAGTAAAAATTTATTCAACTACGAACAATTCTACCAATGGTGTATCGATAACCGAACAAAACATAGAATATTTGTGTCAGAATACTTCATGCCGTCTGAATTTGTTTGTATTTGGGAGAAGGAGATAGCTAGTAGTTTAGGTAAAAACACAGGAGCTGTACAAGGTTTAGAAAAACTTTACATGATTGGATAGAAGACCTTCCCCCGCGAGGGGCGAGCGGGGAAGAAGGGCAAAAAACAAAAAGGACAAAGGACAAAGGGAAAAAGGACAAAAAACAAAGGGTTAACCCACCTTATCATCCCCCAAACCCAACCCCCCGCTTATGGTAGCAGCCAAACTTAAAGCAATCGTAGCACTTTCACTATCATGAGAGAGTAAAAAATACAAACTAACCCCCGATGCAATGCACCAAACCAAACCACGATAGGTACTTCTTTCTTTCAAATTCATAAATAACCATCCTTCATTCAATACATTGTTAGGTCTTTTTCATCGGCTCTAGCTTCTCCGATGTTCTTTCCAATGGTAAACGCTTTAGAAACTAACTTACCTATTGAAGCTGTTATAAGTAACTTACCTTGTCTAAGAGCTTCATCTTGCTGAGCTTGTGTAGAGTAAGTTTGGGTCATTAACCCTTTGATTTCATTGAAGATTGTGTCTATCTCTTCTTCTGTAGCTTCTACTCTACACATAGCTACTCTACCTTAAAACCATTCTTAAAACAAGTAATTTATCTATAAGCAAGTAAAATATCTTTAATTATTCCTGACCTTACAATATCATTAATAGTAAACCGTACAATTCCTACTGAATCTAGGTTTTGTAACCTATCCACAGCATCTTCTAACCCTGAAATACCTCTAATATCTTTTTGAATAGGGTCTCCGTCTATGATAACCGTACAATTTTTACCTATTCTAGTTAGAAACATCTTCATCTGAGTAGGTGAGGTATTCTGAGCTTCGTCTAAAATAACTACACAATCATTAAATGTCTTACCTCTCATAAAGGATAAAGGAGAAGGAAGTATCTTACCTACTTTAATAAGGTATTCTACATAACTTACCCCCAATCGTTCATTAAGTATACTTTTAAATGGTTCTAAGTAAGGTAGATACTTTTCAGACAACTCACCTGGAAGAAAACCAAAACTTTCCCCTGCTTCTACAGCAGGACGAGTGATTATTATAGAATCTATCTTACCTTCTTTCAGTTGGTTAGCTGCATAACCCGCAGCACAATAACTTTTTCCTGTTCCAGCCTCTCCAATACCAAACGTAATTATGTTATTGGTAAAGGAATTTAGATATTTTTTCTGGTTTTTTGTTAAAGGAGTTAAAGGTTTTGATTGGTTTTGATAACTTTCTTCTGAATTATTTACCTTTTCATTTCTTTTAGCTCTATTTCTTTCTGGTTTAGCTCCACGTCTTTCAGATTTGTGTCTCATAAAGGAATAGTTTAGATGTTAGAAGGTCTACTTTCTCATTAAGCTCTTTTATAGCTTGAATAAGTACAGGTATAAGTTTAGAATAGTCTAGGCTTTTATATTCTGTATCATCTCCATCAAAAAGAGTAGAAGAAGTAACAACTTCAGGAAAGTCTACCTCAACTTCCTGAGCAATAAGTCCGATAGAAAGTTTTTGAGTCTGTAAAGATAAATATTTATTGTTGTAGGTATATTTTATAGGAGTGAGTTTACATAACCCACTTAAAGCGTTAGAGACCTTTGAATGAATAGTCTTTAGGTTTTCATCCGATGGTGTATTGAAAAAAGGAGCGACCATACCAATTTGAGATACAACTTTTCCATAAGTGTTTATGCTCCCGTTATTATTTATATTTCCTATTACCTTTAAACCTCCGTGAGCTATCAGGTCATGAAAAGCACAGCTACCAAACTGATTTCTAACGGCTAAAGTAAACCCATCAGTTGCTTCATTTCCATATGCATCTGTTATAATTCCGCTAGAGGACATACGTTGAGTTCCTATCACGGGTACTCCATCTAACATACTTTTAACTACACAACCTATGTCATAGGAGTTAGTGAGTAGACTATCTAGGGTAGGTATAGAAGAGATTACATTAGCTAGTCTACCTTCATCAACAATCCTGTTACCATAAATAGATAAGGATTTATCATCAAAATTAATTCTTAAAGGAGCTGAAAACCCTCTCTGAGAGATAACTTCATTATCTGAAGAGTTGCATAAATCGGCTGTAATAGTAAAAATATGTTTATCAGCGGTCAAAGAATAGGTTGTAGACTTTGTCCCATCCTCTGATAAATCATTTTTATCTTTCAAAACTATTTTTGGAGTTAATGCAGTTACTCTAAAATCATGCTCAACCAAATCCAAAGCAGTATCTATCCTAGCCTTAGTCCGTGCTTCTATTTTGTTAGCAGATTCTTTTAACCATGTTGTCAGTCCGTAACCCCCCAAAGGTGTTATATACCATGAGGCTACAGTAACTCTAGTGACGTTCAAAGGAGGGGCAGTAACTAGAGTGTGTATATTTACCGTCGTAATACTTAATTTTGTAATACTCTGTTTTTGTACTGAAGAGTCTTCAAAATGTGATTCTAAAGTTTCATCAAAATCCAATACAAAGTAAGATAACATACCCTGAGTGGCAGTGCTTCCCTCCTCTACAACATATTTTCGCCCATTGTTATTGTTTAAAACAACTCCTTCAGTCCATGTATATCCATGAGCTAAAGTAGAAAACTCTAATCCTTCTACAATAACCAAAGCATCCTGCAAATTAGTAGCTACCCTGACAGTAAGTGGTATTTTATCTAACAAATTTAGGTCGGATTTACCGTAAGAATCATAAGCAGCTACCCAATACTCGTAGTCTACATCAGGTAAAGCAGCTAAAGTAACCGAAGTAGATTCGCCTTTATAAATTGGGGTTTTTTCAGCTACTGCAGCTTTAGTCAATGAAGGGTTTTCCTGCCAAACACAATAACCTAAAATATCTTCATCGGTAGAGGCTGTCGGAGTTATTGTAATCAACACAGCTTCAGCCAAAGCTTTTACAGTAAATGAGCAACAGTCTGTGGGAGGGGCATAGTTATCAAACCTAACCCCAACCCCTTTCGACAAATCATTGAAAAAATCTCTAGCGTAGAACCTCAGCCTAAAACTTCTAGCAGGGGTTTTGAAAAAAGCTAAATTGTCTTCGTAGGGGAAGGTAAAACTAATTGTTTTAGCAAGGATGCTAGGGTTTTTAGTTTTGTAGTAGTCCGAAGGATAGAGGGAGTCTTCTAAAGTAAATAACTCTAAATCAGAGATAACTGAGTTTTGGGATTTAAAGATTATTTTAGGTTGGATTTTAGCAGCAAAATCTGTATTTGCCGCTGTAAAACCTTTTCTATAACTGTACTTTCCACTCTTTTTGAACACAACAAAATAGTTATCCTCGAACCCAAACTCTATTTCGTATGAGTCAGAAGGAGTATGTGTACTTAGTGTTGGGAAGCTGTAGACTAAAGTACCTTGTATATAACAGTTGATTTTAAAGTCTTTACATAGAATAACGAAGGTAGAAGAAGCAGAATCAGGTTGAATATCTATACCAAACCCACATACATCAGATAAAGTAGGAAAGCTACCTACAATAGATAGACTACCCATATCCTTTAAGTCATCTGCAGAGATTACACTACCTATTGTATAGCTGTTATATAACCCATCATCAGCAAATGGGTATGTTACTTCATATACTTCCCCTACATTACTTACTGTGTCTGCTGAGGTAGGGTATTTATCGAACAAATTTGTTCCTAGATTATATTGAAATTGTGTGTTAGTAGATGGGATATAATAGGAATGTACTAATTTATTATCTAACTCTCTGATTTCTATAAGAAAATCTTTAAGAGTGTCTTTTTCCCCTCCTCCATGCTCAAAATTTACAGTCAGGTTTTTGGTTGTAAAGGGTAAACGATTTCCTGTAGCTGTACTCCCCTGAACTTTTATGTTAGTTGGAGTTTTTAAATCAGATCTACCTGTTCTAGGTCTAAACACAAATTCGAGAGACAGTTCAGAAGATAGCCTTCCTGATTTAGGGTTAATCGCCCATAACCTAAATTCATAAACTCCAGGTATAGGGTCTTTTATAGAATATTCAGAAACTTCAATATTAGTTATAGTGTTTTGTACAACTCCATCTAAGGAGTAAATAAGTTTATAAGTCGGTTTAAACCTTTGATTTCTTGGTAAAGTAGACGGGAAAGGATGTATCTTCCAATCTAAATCCAAATAACTAGACACAATTTTGTTTGTAACTGTGCGTGTAGTTACCTTTAAAGTAGTTGGAGCAGGTACTTCAAAGTAAGTTTGGTCGATAAAATCAACGGAAGGTGGTTTTAAAAGAATTCCGCTGTTGATAAAACTATACTTACCTTCAAAATGTTCAGAGCAGGTGATAAAGTACACGTCCTCTTCTAAGTCTATTTTGATTACCTTATATACTTTAGGAGATAAAGTAGAATCAGATAACATACATAGACTAGATAGAATAGGTAAAGTAGACTTAAGAGGTAAAGTAACTACATCACCTTCAATACTTACTATAGAAGAGACAATACCTTCAGAAGTATAATAACTAGCCACCCAACTTCCTGTAGGTATTCTAGTTATTGATTTATCTAACCTAAAAGAGCGTGTATTAGCTAAAAATCCTGTGACAATCCCTGCTAAACTGTCCGAAGCATTATAATTGTCATAAATATTTATCAATTCTCCTATTTTATAGTTTATTCCTGTAAAACCAACCTTAAACCCTACAAATCCTGTTGTTATTGAATTAGAGTAAATAGCCCATCTAGCTTTTCTAATTGCCTGAGCCTCACTCATACACCCTGCTAAAACAATATCAATTGTTTGAATCCCGTAACGAGAGACTAAATCAAAGTCACTTCCTCCATGAGAACCATCCGCTATATACGTTGTGGTGATAGTTTCCCCAAAGTTATCAGGGTTATTGAAAGTTACGTTGGCTACAGTATAACGAGCTTCAAAGTCATTAGAACTGTAAGTAAATATCCCATCTACAACATTTGCGTTAGAAACTTGTTTGGTTATTTCCTGCCCTTCTCTATCCCACATAACACTAATCTGCCCAAACTCATTAGTGGTTATGTTAGCATTACAGATTGTAAGGATATACATTAAAAATGTAGGTACATTTTCTCTAGTTGCAAATTGATTGTGCAGTTCGTAACGACGTTCTTTTAAAAGAGTGCCATTTGTATTTATCCTTCCTGACTCAACTAAATCGTCACAATACTTACCTAAAAGATATATAGAAGGCAGGTCTATATCTTTGTCAGCTATTCCTAACCCTCCTCGAGAGCTAGGACGAGTAAGTACGTCAAATAAAATCCAAGCAGGATTAGCTGTCCACTCATACTGGTCATGGGTTATCCCTCCTTCTAAAGTTATATATTTTAGTTTACCATCCCATTGACCTGTATACCTTTCTCCCTCCTCCTCAGGATTGTAGGCTGTTGGGATTCTTACCTTTATTCCTTTAACCCTAAAAATGATGTCAGGAATCTTCCCGCCAAACTCGTCAGCATCTTTCATTACCAAACCTAAAAGTGCTGTGTTTGGGTAAGGAAGTTGCTTATATTGGATAGAGATAATCGAGGTTATAGATGTTTTTGAACTTTGTTTTGCTGTGACTTTAGTGTCATCGTCTATTGTAAGCCGTTTAACCCCTACATACCATAAAGCATTTTCCTGTCCCTGAGTTGTTGGAGGTTTCTTAACCAAAACATCAAAAGCGTATACAGTAGATACTTTACCTTTTTTAGTTATTTTATTTTCAGACTTAACTGCAGAGAACATAGAGTCAAAAGAAGTAGCTATATTAAACTCTACCGTATAAGGTTTTATATCCCCTTTATCATCTGCTAACCGTAAACTAGATAAAGTAAAGGTTAAATTTACAGCATCTACATCTGCCTCTAAAGAAACAGAGTAATCTTTATAGTCTTTAGATTGCGGGTTGGTATCAGTAGTTGCTTTCCTAATTTCAGAAAATTGTGTAGGAACATCTTTAGAAGCTTCAATCGCTATAAAACCTGGAATAACTCCTTGCCAATCAGTACCTTGTTTAACCGTCAATTCATCATGTTTAAAATTCTCTATAGATGATTTGTTTAGGTATATTTCAGGAGTTTCCGCAGAAATTACCCCTTCAGAAATAGCAAACAAAAGACGGACAGTTTGTCTACTTCGGAGTGTGTCACTAGGCTCTTCGGAGGGTTTACCTCCTTTAGCTCCCTGAATGTATTCGCCTTCTAGTATAGCCATAAAGTTAAAGAATCAAAAAGTTAAAAGTTAAAAAGTTAGGACAGGAGTTATTTCAATGTCATGAGTAGATAAACCTGAAGAAATTAAAACTCCTGAACAGAAAGGGTTACCATAGATTAAAGGAATACTTCCTCCCTGCTCTCGTATAACAGGGCTATTATTAAATAAACTACTTTTATTGTTCTGAGATTTTGAAGGGTCTTTTTGGAATGAAGCAGTCGGAGCTAGAAAAGCCATAACACCCATAGTGATAGCTGCAACTATCATAACTGTACCTACGATGGCTAGAATTAAAGCTGAAGTAGCTAAAGTTAATCCTGTAGAAGCGGCTAGAGCAGCAATTAAAATAAATGGCACAGGAATTTCCCCTTCAATCTCAGGTATAATGTAAACTGAATACTCTTCAGGTAGTTTAGAAAAAATAATATCTTCGTTAAGTATTATAGATTCTTCCCCTTCTTTATACAACACATAAAGGTATCTATTTTGAACAATTCTATCTGTATACTCAAATCCTTTCTGAAGTTTTATAAAATTTAAGGTTTCCTGTAGATAAGGAGAGTTAAAATAAAAATCCTCGTAATTATTTACATCTGAGAAGATTCTAACCTTCATAAACTAACACCTCAGCGATATAAGGAAGCATTCTTTCAAAATCAACCTCTACACTTAACATGTCTTGGTGAATTACTTTACCTTTGTTATAAATTCCTAAGTGATTTCTTACACTTCCTTTATGGTTTAGAAGAAGTAGGTTACCTGTTACCACAGGTTCTCCTTCATGTCTAGGTCTAAAATTGTATTCGACGATAAAATCGTCAAATAAACCGTTCAAAGTCCGTATATCTCTGTAATCTGTTTTGGCTTTGTGGTTTGGTAGTGAAATTCCTAACTCAAAAAAGTAAAAATCCTGTACCAAAGTGTAACAGTCATTGATTAACCATATAAAAGGTCGTCCAATGTAGTTGTTAGAAGGTTGTCTAGGAAATTCTAAAGGAGAGGAAACTGTAGAACCGTTGCAGGAGACGATAAGCCAAGAAACTCCTGAAAGAGTTTGCCCTTCTAAATCAGATACAGAAGGAGTTCTAATGTCGAAAACTTCCTGAGTTTTTGAATCTTTACAATGAGAATGAACAATTGCCTTGACTTTTCCTAAATAAGGTAGTAAGTCTTTTGGGGATATTTTGAAGTTTGTTTTAGGGTTTTCATGTATGTTGGGGCAGAAAATAAAGTCATCTTCAGTAAGTATCCCACACATTTCATAGGGATAACAAACAAGAGTGTTGAAATTTATTTTTTCTTTTTGTACGTCATTTAGTTGTATCATTTTACACTTTTATTTACACCTAAGCCTGGAAAATCCTTTTTTAACATCTGTCGAGAAGGTAAAAAAGCCCGTTCTTTATCTAAAGCAGTTCGGAGTTCAAAAGTCAAACTACCTATTTCATGACTAACTTTTCGTGCTATGTAGTAGGTCAAAGGAGGAGAAGATAAACCTACTGATAAAAATTTAGCAAAAGTTCTGATATAAGTTACTTCCGCTCCAATAATATCACTAAAAAGAAATGTATAACTCCCGATTAGTTTATCTAAATTAGCAATCACTAATTGAGGTCGGGGATAAGCACCTTCAACTACCTGAGAAATCCCTGTTAATTGGATTGGGTAGGGGGTGTAAGAATTTCCTTTAAAAGTTATCTGAGTAGGTATATTTCCTTCCATGTGAACTCCTGAAGGAGTCCAATAACTTTTTACAAATTCAGGAGATATGGAAGGAATTACACTTAAATTTAACTCAAAAAGTTCGATAAAGTTAGATACAGTAGATTGTTCTGTTTCTGTAACAAATAAATCACTCATGCTACAGTCAGAATGTCAAATACCTGTTTTAGAGTACAGGAGATTCTGTAACTAGAGCGTCCTACCATAGATAAAGTATACCCCTCTGAAGTCATTCTAAACTTTTTCAAAAGAGTTTCTTTCGGTGGTCTCCATGTAAGAATTCCCCATGAACCTGATAAATCTAAAACAGTTTCTATAAATTGTTTTTCAACTAAATCTAATCCTGCCCATTCTACAGTCCATGTATCGAAGGAAGGATTTAACCCTTTTGGAGCTATTTGACTATAACCATCACCATAACTTATATTTATATCCCTGTAACCTCTTGTTTTAGAAGCAGAAAGTAGAATCTTTTCAGGGTAGGGTAAAGGAAGTGCTGTGGTTGCCATAAATATAAAAAATCCAAATTTAGAAAGCAGTTATTTTATTTAGTTTGTTACCTAACCTAGAAGCAGAAGTTATTTCTTGTTTAGCTATTGCACGCATAGCAGCTTCTGCGACTTTTTGACCTGTGTCGGAAGGTTTATCGTCTTTGTTTCCTTGTACAGTTACTGATATATTGTATACGTTATTTTGGTTTTGTCCATCTGAAGTAGATTCTTTTTTTCTATTTAGATAATTTGTAAAGTCTGTATTTTGTTTTGGAGATAAAACCCTTTCCCCTTTGTTAAGTAGATAGGTTTGCTCCTCAGGTACTTTGGTTAAACCTCCATGAGCAGCAGGCATAGGTTGTGCCATTACAGCAGCAATCTGAACAGCCCCCATTGCATAAGCAAAAGGTATCATACTTGCAGCAGTGAACGGCCCGATAATAGGTATGTCTGCCTGAGAAGTAGCTAACTTTATTGCTAAAAGTGCAGTAGTTATTATAATCTCAGAAATTTTGAAAGCTTTGTACGCTATGAAAGCTGCCTTAGCCGCTTCACTATCTGCTCCGTAGTATGCCTGCATAGAAGAAGTCAAAGAAGCAAACGCATCAGCCCCTGAACCCATTATATTTCCAAAATTTTCTGACCTAATAACAAAAGAAGCCTGTGCGTATTGTTCATCTATTTTAAGTAGGTCTTCATTCTGCTTTCTGTAAGTTTCAACAGGGTCTACATCTTTAGCTCCCATAAGAAATCTAAGAGAATCATTATCTGCTTTCTCCATTACACTGTTTTTCTCTGCTGTTTTATTTCCCTCTAAGTCTGTTAAAGATTTATTAGCGGTTGAGGCTGAGTTTACTAGGTTAGATATTTGGTCAGTTCCTTTTAACCCCATCACATCTTTAACAGTCGTTCCGCTTAATGATTTTTGTGTTACCTGTGTTTTTAATCCACTTATTTCGGTTTGTAACTCTTCCCTTTTTGCAGGAGATGTGGTAGGAAGATTTGCTAAAGTGGTTTTAGCTTTAATTTCTTCCCAAATATTTTGTAACTCTTTTTGTTTAAGTTTATTTAATTCTTTTAAATACACAGTTTCGTGAAGTAGTCCTGAAAGGTATTTATTGTCTGTTACAGCTGATTGAAGATTTAAAGCATTTAGTTTTTGAGCTGTTTCTAAATTTATTTTATCTAACTGTTGTTTGAAAATAAGAAGGTTATTCTCTCTTTCTCTTTGAAAGTTTAGATTCTTTTGTTCGTCTGTTAAGCCTTCGAGTCTATCTGTATACTCCATTACTAAATCTACGTCATTAACAGATTGAGCTAAGGCTAAAGCTTCTTCAGTTGCTTTTCTTTGTTGTGCTAAGTCCTTGTCTTGTAAAGCATTTTTCTGTCTAAAATACTCTTCAGCAGAAATGGCTTTATCTTCAAATTCCCATTCAACAGTTTGAATAGAAAAGGCAATTTCTTTGCTTGCATTTTTAGCATCACGAATATAATCTTTATAAAATCTTTTTACATCTTTGGTTTCTGTATCCAACGCAGATGAGTTAGATTCTTTATTTTTATTTAGAAAAGCTTCTTGAGCGTCAGATATTTCTTTCTCTGTCCCTATTTTAAGTAACTTTTTTTGCTCATTAAGGTCTTTTTGTAATTTAATATCTTCTTCGCTAGGTTTATAATTCTCAGCTCTAGTCCTAAAGTTTAAATTACTTTGTTCTAGGTTTATTTGTTTTAAAAGCTCTGTTTCATTTAGTTTAGCTTCAATAGTTGCTTGAGCTGTAACATCATCTAAAGTTTTTGCTTCTCCATAAGCTCTTTTTTGAATTTCTAACATACTTTTAGTATGTGCAACAGCTCTACCTTCTACTTGAGCGTTAACACGATAGTCCTTAGCAATTCTATAGTCTCTTTGAGTATCTTCAGCCGCTTTAAACATAGCTAGCTTATTCATATAACTCAAAGCTAGTTTAGCTTGTTCTTCGGTAGGGTATCTAATATTTTGTAGTTCTTTTAATTTAGTTGCCCAAACGTCAACTTGCGTAGTCGATGATTTTTGAGTCGATGGTTTTTGAAAAGAATCTATACTACCTAAAATACTAACAGGAGCAGTTCCTCCTTTACCTGACATAACTGAAGAAGGAAGAGAACCTGAAATAGAAGGAGGTGTTAAAGAGGCTACAGGACTACTTCCTTCATTTATAACTTTCTCTACTTTTGTCATTTGAGAAGCATAACTATGTTCAAAATTCGTACGAGCAGCTTCTTCAGTAAATCCTTGAGCTTGTAAAGCTAACTCTTTCATTTTTGAGGAAATTTCTTGTATATCTACCAAAGCTTGACTTGTTTCAAGTTCAAGAGTTATGGCTGCCTTTTCTCTAAGCACTACAAGAAGGTCTCCTAGTTCTTTTACTTTATCCTCTGATTCTTTTAACCCACGTTCTTTAATACTTCTAACAAGACTGTCCCTAGCCAAACTCGTTTCTAATAACCAATCTTCTCTAATACGTCTAACAGTACTGTTCTTAACCAAACTCGTTTCTAAACTATTTTTGAGTTTGTCTCTATAGTCTTGTAAAGCTTTCATAGCTGCCAAAGCTTTTTTTACTTCAGGGTCGGCGTCTACCCTCAATTCTAATGTTACAGGTTTTTTACCTATCGCATCTAAATTTTCTTTAGATTGTTGTAAAAGTTCATTTACATCATCAATAGGTTTTCTAGAGTTTTTGTATTCGTTAATTATCAGAGATAATACCGTTAAAAAAACTGTCATCGCAACAACTGGAGAACTAAGAAAGGCTATAGCGGTTCTAAAAGCGTTCATAGCTATTGTGCTTACAATTACCCTTCCTGTTAGGGTATGAGTAGCCGCAGCAGCTCGTAAAGTAGCCGCAGCCTGACTATCTACAACCGCAGCTAAAATTATAGTTTCGGCTCGTAACTTTAGAGCGGCTAAGATAGTTTTTACTATATAGATAGAAAACATTCCCAAAGCAATAATAGCTATATTTTTTAGTACATTACCTAATGTATTTGTACCTTCAACAACTCCTCTAAGGGTATCCGTTAAATTAGTAAGGTTTCTTACAGTACCAACAATAGACCCAGAATAATCTGTATAGATAGATTCTTGAAGTAAAGTAAAACCTGTTTTTAACCTTCCAACTTCTGCATTTAAACTATGACTAGCTAAGGCGAACGCAGGAGCAAATCGCTCAGCTAAATATTCTGTAAATTTTCCCATTGTGTCGTGGGCAAAAACTAAACCTTTTTTCATTTGTACAATCAAATCTAAGGCGTTTTTGAACTGACCTCCAAAAGCAACATTGTTAGCCGCAGCAAAACTAGCAAAAGCACCAGGCAATAAGTTACCTAGCTGTTTTACCAACTCTTCAGATTGTACTTTTGTTTTGTTGAAGATTTGAGCCATAGCAAGAAATATGCCATTAGCTTTGTCGGAGGGAAGATGCAATCCTGTAATTACTGTATTTAATTCAGTAAACATTTTCCAAGTTGAACTTATTGACTCACCTGCGAGACTTGTAGATGCTTGAAAACCTCTGAAAGTTTCTCTCAAAGTTTTTATAGAAATACCTGTCCTATCTGCCTCACCTCTAAGCGATTCTAACACACTCCCCATTCCGCCAGAACCGCCTGCTGTGGCAGTTAAAGAAGCTATTGTAGATTCTAATTCAATACCCGCAGCAGGAATACCTTTTATAGCTTCTCTAAATCTGTTAATTAATCCATGAATACTGGCTATTTCAAAAACCCGAACAAAAAGATTTTGGTACTGTCGCGCATTTTCCGCAACTCGCACTGTATTCTCTCCGATTACGTTAGATAGGGTTCTCCATTCACGGCTATAACGTGAAAGGTTAGCAATATCCATGCCACCTGACCTAGAATCACGGCTATACTGCGACAACCTATCCATATTCATTCCGCTAGAAGAGGAAGGAGAGGAAGGAGAGGAAGAGGAAGAGGAAGAGGAAGAGGAAGAGGAAGTTCCTCGAGCCGTTTTTCCGTTTCTTTCGTTTTCCTTTTCTACCTGTCCTTCTCGCCGCTTTTCGTCAACTAACTGCCTTTGACCGTCGAGAAGTTTTTTGGTTCGATTTATTTTGTCGTTTATGTTTTTAAGTATTTGATTATCAAGAGAAAGTTTGTCTTGAAGAGTTTCTTTTAACTTCTCTTCAGTAGCTAATCCTTCAGATACCTTCTTATTATGCTCATCAACTTGTCTATTTATATCTCTACGTTTTGCCTGTTGTTCTTGGTTTAACTTTTGTAAAGAAGATTTTAAATTGTCTTCAATGTTTAGTTGTTTTCGAAGTTCATCAGAAATACCTGCTACTATATCTTTTTCTTTTTGTCTTTCTTTTGTTAACTCTTTTTGAAGTGAATCCCATTCTTTTTGGGTTTTTAGAAGAGCAGTTCCGTCTGCGTCATAAATAACCTTTAATTTTAACTTCAAATCTTTAGAGTTAGCCATCTGTTCTTGCCTTATAGTTTACAACTGAAAGAAAGCCGCTATGAATGTAAGTTATGTTAGAAAGACTTTCTGTCATAGCTAACTTTTTGTCTTTTATCAACTCAACTAACACCAAAGAGTCTAAAGAATTAAATTCATTTACAACATAATTTATAGTTATGTTGTAAATGTCAAAAATATCCTTAACTGTTTCGAAAATGTAGAAGATTTCTTCGTCCGTATCCTCTTCTACTTCATCTATCTCTGTTTCTACATCTTTAAATTCAGGAAAAGCTTCAATAAAAAGGTCTTCATCTTTTTTATTTTTTGACACAAGCTCTTCGTTAGGTTTAGCTTTATAAACTTTGCCTAACGCTTTGCCTGCGTCAATTAGTTTTTTCTTTCATTCTCTTTTGCAGAGTAGTTAAAGATTGTCTCAGTTATAGATGTAATAAGCGAGTCTCTATAGTACGGTGAATCAAAATAAACATCTAGGAGGACGGGTAGACATTCTTCTGCACTTTCCCATAGAAACTCTAAAGGTTTAGCATCTCTAGTATCTGTAACAGATACATCAACTTTTTTACCTGCGGCATCTTCATAAGCTAGATACGCACTTTTTAAAAATAAAATATGCCCTCTGTAAAAAGCATGTAGTTTATCTTTTTGGTCTTCCTGAGTTGAGTCTATTTCAGAGTATAAAGATTGTAGCCTAGATTCTGCGTCAGAAATAGAAATTGTATCGTCTTGTTTTAAATCATCTATTTCTTTCAGCAATCGGGTAACACGCACATTCTCCAACAAAGATTGAAAAGTTTTTCTAACTTCATCAATTTCATTGTTTGTATATGTTTTGATACCTAGAATTACAGAATCTTTTACACCTTTTGCAGTGATTATTTTTTCTACAAAAGGTTTATGGGCTTTGATATATAGTTTAGTCATGATGTCCTCACGAAGGTTAAATTGGATTGAGTTGTTTACGAGAAAGTAAAAGTCACTTTGCCGACATTTCTAAATGCTACGTCTTGTGAATTGTAAGAGCCTATTGTACCAGAAGATACCTTAACAAGTTGAATTTTTTCAAAAACAATTAAAACAGTAGAGCCAATTCCTGATGTTGAATCATTCTTTTTGTACTGTAAACTGAATTTATGGTACTTTTCAAGGTTGTCGTGCGGGTCAAACACATCTGCAACAGAACTAACATCTTCAAGAATAGAAATTGTAACATCTGAAGGTTCTCCACCTTTTGACCAACCGTCAAGTTCACTTGTCAAGTATCTTGCGTACTTAAAGCCTGTGATATTTGGTGCGGTGATTTTGTTGAAAACAATGTTAGATGCTGTAGGTACAGTAATCGGCATCACACCGTCTTCCGAATAAAGTTCAAGGTTGGCACGAACAATGCTAGATGATTTTAATGTAACTGACCTTGTTTGTTTTTGTTTCTCAAAGTTTGGTAGAACTTTAAGTTTTTCTGATGCGATTTTGGCTTGGTTTACGTTACCTTCGAAATTAAATTTCAGTTTTGGTATCGAGCCGATAACCAAATCTAAATCAGCACTACCCCTACAGTCGGTTACAGTATAAACTTTATCTTGAATTCTAAGGTCGCTAGAAGCATGACGAACTTCTACGGTTAGGTATGTGTTAGATATATTTTTGTTAGAAACGTAGTAGCGAGAGGCTGAGGGGTTTAATACTAAAGCCATACCACAGGCTTGAAAGAAAGGAGAAAGTGGGATACTTAAAGCATCTTCGTTGATGATAACGAAGAGAGGAGTTGAGTCTGAAGGAACAATAACTGGAGTAATTGATGATATTGTCAGGTTAGTGTCTGATTTTTCCGTTACTTTTCCTAATGCTACTGTACTCCCGCTATCGTCTATATAATTAATAGAAGCTTTCAAAGGTATAGCCCCTAACACTTCCTTAAGGGTAAAGGCTGAGTCGTCAACAGTTACTACCAAAACACCAGTATCTAAATCTAAAGAGTAAAACTTCATACCCAAATCAACAGTATTCGCAATCGTACCGAAAGCAGGGACAAAAGTCTCAAAATCAAACTTACAGGTTCTATCTGTAACAATTGTAACTTCGTCTCTATCTAACTCATCTCCTAGATATTGAAAAGCTTCTGACTGAGTTTCGATTGAGGCATTTAGGTTTAAAGCAGCTAAAGCATTTTTAGCACCTAAACCCACTCTAAATTTATATACTCCATTCCCTGCTGAAGCCATTCTAGTGTTTGTGATGAATGGCCTTTCTACAGGTAACTCTTCTAGTTTGATGGTATAGCCGGAGATGCTGTTATCATCTTTAACTGAGGTAATTGCAGCAATTCTACCAATAACCCGTCCTTTACTCTCCGCACCTACTTTACTTAAAGCTGTGGTAACGTCATATAGATAAGAACCTACAGAAAGTTTAGCGAAAGGGTGTTCAGCTACAGGAATAGCAACTTCCGAGTCATCTGTGTATTGAAGAACGTCACCGCTTATAGTATACGTCCTTTTCTGACAAGTAACTGAAGTACCTAAAACGTAGATTACATACCCCTCGTAACCTACAGTAGCATCTCCCCCAAACCAAAAATTCTGATTTACAGGAATCCCTTCAGCAACCTGAGCGCAGGCATATAAAACTACAGCTTTTTGGTCAAATTTTGCTACTTGTGTCATACTAAACTCCTGCCTGTGATTGAGAAGGAAGAATCATAACATCATTCAAATCCGCTATAATCCCATCTACTGTATTTTGAATTTTTGTTACATCGGACTTTAAAGCTAAAACATCTGTAGATAAAGTAGGTAAAGAAATAGCTCCCGCAGATTGGAGTCTAGCATATTCCCCTGCTGAGTAATCTTCTACCAAAACTTCTATCGTACCATCGTCATTCTCTAAATAAACTGCCATAATTTTATCTCTCTATGAAATTCTTGGAAAAATTAAACCCACTATTTCTTGCCACCATATTTTAGTACCTGTTTTAGCTATAGCCTGTGCTTCCATAAAGATTAAACTGCTATATTCTGAATCACCTTCAAAAGGAGTAAAATTCTTATAAGCTTCAGCTATGTTTGTCCGTACTTCAGTTAAACTATCTCGCTCACAAACAAACTGAATAGATGTAAGTAGAATAGATGGGTTATCGTATTCATTGTACCCATTTACATGAAAGTCATTTGGGTGTTCAGGTTTTACCCCAATGTGTCCTATGTAAACTCTAGGTGATGTAATTGTATTTATATTTACTAAATCTATTGTACGGTCTTCAGCCAACTCAACAACATAACCTGTTTTTGCTTTAACTACATCAATCAATAATTGTTCATTATACATTTAACCCAACCCTTAACCCAACCCTAGCATATTTACTTTCAACAAAACCCAACCATCTAACTGAACAACATACGATGTAACTTCAAATCTATACTCCGCATTAATGATATAGTATTTAAACACATCTTTAACCTGTATATTATACTGATAAAAGTCTATATAATCTATATAAAAAGATGTATCCTGTCGTTCAATATCATAAATAGAGTCTAAACCCTGTACAGAATAAGTAGATTGTTTGAAAAAACCTTTAATAACCCCAAAATCAAAGTCCAAATCATCTCCTAATTCTTCTAAAAACACTGAATTCAAGTCATCAAAGTCACTCATCATTTAGGTTTCCCTTTTCAGTCTTTAGTCAACATAGTCAACAGATTTACACCGACAACTTCCATGAGAGTATCGGGAAAACTATCTAATGCACTCCGCACTTTTGGGTCTTTATCGTAGGTAATCGCACCTAACTGAGCTACACTCGGAGCAAATAACGTGCCATAAGGTGCACGAATACCTTCCGTTCTGTAAGAAGGATACCTGTCCCATGTTGCTCTTTGTCGTCTAGCCTTAATTATTTGTGTGTCTTTATACCTAAACCCTTTTTGATTTTTGTCTTCTCTTGAAGCTATCATAGGTTTACCTCTTCTAATAGCAACCTTAACTTGTTCAGCTTGAATAGAAGGAGTCCACCTAATATAGCTGCTAGGAAGTCTTGCGGGAAATTTTGCAGTCGGTGTCGGTACTTTTGCGAAGAATAAAGGGTAATCGGAAATAGTAAGTAGTCTATGAGGGTAGACTACTTCGTATTCTAACGTGTGGTCTGACACTTTTGACGGAAGACAATACTTATTTAACGAAATGTCAACTAATTTTTCAGGTGCTTCGTATAAAAAACCTACTCTAAAACTCAATAAATCATTAAACTTCCTAAATTCATTGGTTATGAGAGGTTCAGCATAGGCTATAGATTGAGAATCCATAATTTTTTTACGGATCGCTTCTAATTCTGAAGAGTCTATGCTAAACGACATAGGATTTTAAACCACTTTCCAAGAAACAACTGAATCAATATCAGTATGCCCCATCAAAAAGTTAGTGTGAATTTCCCATTCTCTTTTACCTGTTTTAACATCTTCCCAATAGTTAATCCATCTAGGCATAGCAGAGTAATTAGCTCTAGGATGTTTAATCCTGCCATAAACTTTTATACCGTTTTCTGAAGGTGGGATTAAAACAACGAAACCATCAGGAACATATTTAACAGCAGCACCTGTTCCTCGTGTGTGATAGAAGCCATCGTATATATGAATATCAATTAGTTCACCATTACCTAAAGGAAAAGACCGTTTGTAAGTTAGACCTTGAACATCTTTAAGTCTAGGTAAAATATCCTGCTGAGCGCGTAACATAACATCTAAAGTAGTTACTGAAGCGTCTTTGTAATTTGTGATTAAATCAAAATTAAACGCTTCATAAGCATCTGCCGACATTAAACAAGCTGTTGTTCCTGAACGATATTTAGCAGTCTCATACATTTTAACCAAATCTTGTATGGGGTGTGCTGTCTTTGCAGAAATGTTAGCATTAGTCCATGCACGTCTACCATCGCTATATGTTCCTGTTAATACAGGTAAAATAGTTTGTGTAGAATCCCACGGAGCTTTGACCGCAGTTGTTGTTAAGTTAACTGAAGGTACTAAATCACCGTTAAATTCTGTGGTAGAAGTAGCTACTGTACGCCCAAAAGAGTAACGAATTTTAGGATGTTTTTCAGAAGAAGCTTCGTAACCGCCATAGATTAAGATGTTTGTTGCAGTCAACTCGAAAAGGTTTTCGAAACGTTGTTCGGCTAAAGCTAACTTACTTCTAAGATTCATAGCTTCATTAGCCATAACATCTTGAGTGCCAAAAGCCTGTCCTAACTGTCTTACATTAATCTCTTCGTAATCAGGGGAGTTTAAACCTTCTTTAGCGTAAGAGAAACGCAACTCTTTTGTACCAAATTCATTTAAAGTAATTGGGGTAACGTCTACTTCAGGAAGTACAAACATACCCATTGTGTTCTTTGCTGTAAATTCTACGTCAAAGTTTACAGTATCTTTCTCAGTTGTAGAAACGTTAGTGAAAAAAGATTGCAACCAATTAGGACGTTTTACTTTGTTTGCAGGAATAACACCAGATAAAACCTTACTAGCTTGGTAAGGGTCAAGAAAAGTTAAAGCCATTATAATTGCTCCCCAGCGGTTAAGAATCCTAAAGGTTCAAACTCAGTACCTTCAACGAATTTTTGTTTAAGTAAATTAGTAGTACAACCTGTGTCGTAAGCAGTAACAGCAATAGCCGTGCCATCAAACTTATCAATTACATCAACTAGAGGGTCAACATCCCATACTAAAGCATCTGCCCAAAAACTAGCTTCAACATAGATACTAGCATCCACATCAGCCGCGCTAGCATCGACATCAAATACTGTAACACCTGCAATCTTATTTCCACCTACTACACCTGTATGAGCAATTGCTTTTCCATCTACATCTGACTCAACAAAACTTAAAGCTTTTAATACCTGACCTGCTTTAATTGTAACTGTTTTTGTCTGTCTGTCATCTGCTCGAAAAAATGTTTTCTTTGTTACTCTGTCTGGATAGCTTTGAAAACCGCCATTATATTCAGCCATTATCTAACCCCTTTATACATATCATGTGATTGAATTTTATCTACAGCATCCATAAAAGTATCTAAAAAGTCTTCAGATTTTTCTTTAGGAATGAGGGATTCATTGATTGAGCTACAAAAACCAATAGAAGTATCTAAACTATTACTCATTTGTAGCATTTCTTTTACACTTTCAAACATTTCAACAGAATCTTCCACAGAAGCCCCTGCTTTAATACGTTTTACTGCCATTTCTGTACAAAGTTTAAAAGTCTCTGCGGCTTCTAAGATACCTAAAACTCTGTTTTGTTCATTTACTCTAGCTTTTGCAACTTCTAAAGCAGATGATTTTTTTAAATTTTCTAGCTCAGAACTTAATTCTATGTTCTTTACTAAAGCTTCTTCTAAGGTCATGTTGTTGTCCTTTTTTCGGGTTGGAGTTAAATTTGTTTGAATTACATCTTCTATGGAATCAACAATTCCATCAATAAGATTTAAGGATAAAGCTTCTTCTGCTAAAACTGTTGAGCCTGCCAAACCATCAATAACTTCTTGTGTCAAGTTTTTTCTCGAAGAAAGTATAATTTCACTCATCATCACATCTAAAGAAGATAACATTTTTACAGCATCTTCTATAGCAGAGGAAGTAAACTCAGAATCATGAGGATTAAGCAAGGCTTTTTTATCTTTACTTCTTAAAATTGTGTACTGAACCCCTGCTTTTTTATCAGCTTCAGATACATTTACCAAAGTCATGATAACTCCGATACTCCCCAACATAGCTGAAGGTGTCGCAAATACTTTTTGAGTTGCGGAGGCTATAACGTATGCTGCGGAGGTCGCCATACCGTCTGTTACAGCTATTGTCTCTACCCCGTGTTTTTCGGGTAAAGAAGATATGAAGGCAGCAAGAGCAAATAAACCACTAACTTCCCCACCTGGACTGTCGACATAAAATATTAGTTTTTGTTGTCCTGTTGAAATAGCTTGGTTTATCTGTCTTGTTACAGACTCATAACTCGTACTGCCACTATCCCCAACTCCATTTTTAGAAACTAAAGTATCAAACACATTGATTACATTAGAGTTTTCTAAAGCTGTTACTGACTCTATAGCTTCTAAAGCTGAAGGTCGTTCATTAGCTAAAAGCCGTAAAGTAACTTCAGAAGTTATAACGTCTAGTTTACTTTGTGCAATAGCTAATGGTTGGTTATATAATCTAGTTAAAATTCTGTTATATCGCATAAACAATCCTGTTTTGTTTTACCTATCTTACTTTGAAAAAGTATTTAGTGTCAATAGGTTATTTATTAAAAACTAAAAAAAAATCAGGCTGAAGTTGATTTAGGGTTCGCAGAGGTGTTTTCCATTTGATTTGTCATGGTATTTGTGGCAGTAGAAAGTAAATGGTCTAACCCACTTTCTTTAATCTTCTCTCTGTCAGCTATAATCTGCTCAAAAGTTGTATGTCTTTCGTCTAGTTTACTTTCTAAAGTAGAAAACCCTGACTGAACTTCAAGAAGGTCGGCTTGTGCGTCTTTTAAAGCATCTACTCCATACCATCTAGGAAGTTGATAAACAGGAATCGCATTACTTACTTTTTTACTCGTCAATTTACTTAACTGTTTGAAATATAAGGTTAAAGGGGCGAGTCCTAAAGAAATTGTATAAACGTGATGAATGTACTCTAACCTCGTCCTTAATTCGATTCCTATTGCTCTAATCGAAGAAAAGTCTAGTCCCGAAGTATCTCCTGTTAGTTTATGGTAAGGAATACCTACTGTCGCACTAATTCTATGCAACTCAGCTTTAATTAACACAGGAAGATTAGCTCCAATATCAGTAGATTGATAAAAGTTTATTCTTTCTCCTTTATTTAGATATTGAGTATTACCTCCTGTACTTTTAAACACAATTTTATCTTTTTTATCTTTATCCTGAGTTACGATTGGTGTACCTGTTGGAGTCATGCTTAAAGGATTTGTATTTTCCACAATCCACGCAATGGCTTGAGCGGCTTTTTGTTTTGCAATGGTCGCGTCATTCAATTCATCTACCTCATACAGGTTAAGAAGGACGGAGGATAAGTAAGGTATACCTAACCATTGACCGGGGCTTTTACGCATAAATAAATGAAGCAACTCGTTTGCAGGAATTTCTACTTGTGGAAAAGTGTTAGATGTGTTATACCAAAGTTGTTCATGGATTCCTTTGCGAAAGTAGTAAATTTCAGGTTTGCTGTCAACAAATTTTATGCCATTTCGTACAATATCCTGTGCAGTATCTCCCATATAAAATACGTTATGAAGTTGCGAAGGTATATTTTGTAGCTTTAAAGGTATTTTGTTGGGATTTCCTTGTCTACGAATAACCATTCTTGTAAAAGCATTTCCTGTAACAAACATAGAAGCGTGCCATACACTCTCCGTATTACACAATGTTCCATACCCATCTAAGTTTGGGTTTTCTGCAAACTCGTCCCAATAGTCCTGCATCTGATTGTGTACTTTATTCTTCGCATCCTTCCAATTTATTTTCACACTTCCCATAGAGGTCATGTATTTATTTAAAGCCGTCTCCGCATACCCATTGTTCCTTACCGCATGTTCAGACCTCATCTGAAGAGCTAGAAGTTCCCTAGCGGCTAGAGTATCTGCTTCACCTGACAATAAACTTCTTTGAAAGTTTCTATAGTTTGTGCTAGAACCTTCAAAAGCTCTCTGCTCTACAGGGTCATAAACGTGATCTGCGTAAGGGTCGTAAATTTGTGTCATTAGTAAATATCCTTCGTTACTACCATCGGAATATGTGCGTTAGTTCTAAATTTTGGTTTATTCGACTCATAACTGTCAATTAAAATCAACAATTCTTTTTGTATTTCGCGTAAAGATTCGATAGTTATTTCCTGATACCGCAACAATCTTTGAAAACCATCCGAACCTACCCGCAACTCCGATATTCTTTTACCGCTAATTAAGGTTTGTATCGCAGCATTCACAGTAGCTAACTGAATTTTAGCTTCTTCTAACGGTAAAATCATGTTTTATCCTTTTTGTCAACAGTTTTTAAAGGTCTTTGTATAGGTAATCTTCAATAGCCTTCCAATTCTCGTAGCCGTAATTGCGAAGTCCTATCGCATACGCCGCATGTAACGCATTTTTCTCCGCATCCATAGCTTCTTTACGTTTTCCCGCAATCAATTTATAAACAGTTTTGTTATATCCTGAGTTTGAGTCAACCAATCTACGACAGGATGTCATCTGCTCTTCATACATACCATAACTTTGTTCGTTAAAATAATATATATTACTTCGTGCATCTTTATTTTTGTTAAGGATAACACGATTAAGGATTTCTGTATGTGCTTTATGCGCTCCTAAAAGAAATAAAGATACCCCCATCGACTCCGCCATACTTCTTCTATATTGTTTATCTACGTTAAACTCTAAATTCGAAGGTTCTCTATAAATCTCATCTTCAGAAAACCGTAAATCTTTTACACCTTTTGTCGCAAAAACCTGTGGGTTATACTGATTCATCTCCAAAACCCATCGATAAACTATTTCGGTGTTGTCTCCTGAATCTATAGAAATTGCGGCGATGTTAAGATGTTTACCTCCTGCATGAGGAATAGAAGCTAAAACAGTTTTATCTGCTAACTCCTTCCATACATAATCATCCTGATTTTTTACATCCCCAAAAATCTCAAACCAACTAACCAGCCATGAATTGTTGTTTCGTCCCCATGCTCGAATAACTACAGCGAATCTATTGTCCTGCACGTCAATACCTGCTGTAAGAACTAATCCCTCCATAGGTACAATATGCTCAGGGTAGTTACTTCTCAATAACTTCATTTCATCAACTTCTAAAGCTGAACTTCCGCTCGCATACGCCTTTCCCATGTTGTTGTTTACAAAGGACTTCATCTTTCCTTCATTTCCTTTAGCTAATTCTAACTCAGCTAGGATTCTTTTTTTACTCAACTCTTTGTATTCTGAAGCAGGAAAAGAAGAAAGTAATTCATTAAAAGCAAACCCATAAATGTCTTTTATTTCAGGTTTCTGTGCGTGCCAACCTTTGTTTCCATGTTTCAATCCATTTAAAATATTTCTTTTTTTGTCTTCAAACTCCCACTGCTCTGAGCAGATAGGACAAATATAGTAAGCAGATTCAGGATTCTTTCTTCCGTAAATGTCATCTATATATCGGTCAGGGTAATCATCTTCGTAAAGGTTATCAAACGAAAGTTCATGAAGTCCTTTACAATGATGACATTCTGCTTTAAAAACCATTTGATTTGATTTTTTGTACGCATCTTCTACTTTTGAAAAGTCTTTATCTGTCGGAGTCCCTCCGTAAATAAGTTTTTTTCGTACTTTTGGAATAGTTTTCTGTCTTTCGATAACAATATCTAAACTATCCCCCTGCCCATTAACGTCAGATTTTAAATCATCAGGCTCTTCGATAATGATTCTAGGGATAGAAGAGGACTTCATTTCACCTACAGAACCTGCTGTAATTAATTTCAAAAACCCATTTGGAAATTCAAAATAGTTAAAACTTTCTTTAGCTACATTTTGGTTGACTATCTCTTTAAGAACTTTTGTACCTGTAAAAAAAGGTTTAATCTTCTCTCTGGAATAGTTACGAGCAGAAGCTAATCTAGGGAAAGCCATCATTATTTTACTAGGGTCGGTATGAATCCACTTTCCAATTATGTTGTTTGAGGCTTCTGACCAACCTATTTGAGCTGATTTGACCGCAACAATAACAGGTATTTGATTATTATCAGCACAATCGTAGACAAATTCCATGTACGGAGTAGGGGAATTACTAAATCTCCCTACAATAGAAGACTCCGCACTTGTCATAATCCTAAACTTATTAGCCCATTCTAAAGTACCTACTCTTACAGGCTGTTTAAACAGTTTAAATAACAGTCCTATAAGTTTTCTCTCAGCTATATTTGAGTCGGTTTGAGGAATCATATCAAATCGTTATTTCTGCTATGTCTAAAGTAGTGTCTAGTAGTTTTTGAACCAACTCTTTACCGTCTTTATCTGCTTTATCAGCAATAACCATACCTAAATTATAAAGGTTTTCCATATTTTGGTCTATTTGCAGTTGTACTTCAGGTATATCTGAAGAAATATTTACTAAATTATTTTTAATTGCTTGAAGAAAAGGCTCAAGAAGGTTATACATTTCGTTTGCTGAAATATATTCACTTCTTTCTATCATACTTTTCAGCAAAATCTGCCCTTCTCTCGCTCGTCCGTTGCGTATATCCTGTTTCATCTTCGCAGCAATCAAAGGATGGAGTCCGTCATCATCTCCCTCTAAATCTCCTAGATTCATTACTCTTCTTTTTGTCTTATTTGCTTCTTTTTGACGCTCAATCTCAGCTTTTTCTCTATCTTTTACCTCTTTTAACCTTCCTTCCTCCGCAATTTTAGCTAATCTAACTTCCTGTTCATTACTTTCCTTTAAAAGTTTAATTTCTACTGATTTTTTATAGTAACCTATATACATATGTAGACATTCTAAGTAACTATGCTTAGTAAAGTCTATAGGTAATCTTCCTAGTTGACTGTGTTGGTAAACTAGCGACACGTTGCACCCTAGTAGATTCGCTAAAACTATCGGACTTACCTTAGCGTGAATGTTAATTAGGGTCTGTGAAGTGTCTAAACTTTCTTCAGCTAACATTTATTTTCTCCCTCTTTTCTATCTGTTTGATTTGTAATGGTTTTTCCTTAACCTATATAGTTGATTTAAAACCTAACCTATAGTATACTCCACTACTGAATAATCTTTTTAGGTTGTTCTTATGTTGTTTATACTCAACCTAATATAGTGTAAGGTAAATAAAATGTCTGGTCAAGATAATAATACAACCGATTTTTCCCAATGCCCTCATTTTGGTACATACGAACTATCAGAAGAACAGATAATTATTATAGCTAAAAAAGCAGTAGAAGAAGCTAGAAATAGTTTCTATAAAGAAGTAGGAGAAACGATTATAACTAAATTCTTTTGGCTCGTCGGTATAATTGCAGTCGGAGTCTTTACATGGTTATCATCTCATAATATAATTAAACTTCCTTAAAACAAAGTTATATCCTTATATCAATGACCCTTATAGTAGCTAACCGAGTCAAAGAATTAACCTTAACAGAAGGGACAGGGGATATTTTACTTTTTGAACCTGTAAATGGTTTTAAAAGTTTTCAATCTACTTCTTCTGACGGGGATTGTTTTTATTATGCTATCGAGAGTCAGGTAGGTGCGTTGTGGGAGGTAGGACTTGGTTTTTATATCTACAGGACAAACTCTATAAGAAGACAGGAAGTTTTTTCTTCCTCCGCAAACGGTGAGTTAGTCCCGTTTACTAAAGGTACGAAACATATCTTTATCACCTATCCTAGTGAAAAAAGTGTCTACCTAGACCAAAACAACCATATTGTAGGTAATTTAGCAACACAAACTTTTTCAGGACTTCTATCTCCAGATGATAAACAACATATAGATACCTTATATGCTACAAACTCAGGAGACCAACAGTTAATCACCATAAATAAAACAGAAATTATAAATAATTCTATACTTTTACCCTCCAAACCTTCAGGAGATATTTTATTTAAAATAGCTATTGTATATTCTCCTGAAGGTGTGGTAGAATACGATAATATTTCTACGCTAGAGTCTTCAGGCAAGTTTTATGCCATTTTAAATGAGTCAGTCAAAATAAATGGGTTCGCAGTTGTATCTTATTTAACATGAGTTTTTATGCGATTCAGGGATTTTTATTTTGCTTCATGGGTTATTTTAAAAGGATACGAATACAGGATTGAGGATGGTAAGTTATATATATCGAACCTATCAAAAGAAGAACTCGACACCCTATATACGGAGTACAAAACCTTAAAACCTTTATTTTCTAAGGTAAAAAAGTTAATAAGAGTTATAAACAACCAGCGTAATGCTGCTATCAGTTGTAGGACTAAGTAAAACCTATAAATTTTAACAATAAATTTTATTTGGAGATTACAAAATGTTAATTACTCGTGCAAAAAGTAGTATTTCCGGTTTAAACGCAGACTTAACTGCTTTATATGCGGCTGACGCAACTGAATTAGCTCGTGCAGAAGCGGCTGAGTTAGTGTTGACCAACAATCTAGCTGCTGAAGCTGTAACTGCTCGCGCTGCTGAATTGTTATTAACAAACAACTTGACTGCTGAAGCTTCTCGCGCTACTGCTGCTGAAGGTGTGTTACAAACTGCGATTACTGCTGAAGAAACAGCTCGTATCGCTGCGGTATCTGCTGAAGAAACTGCTCGTATCGCAGGTGACGCAGGTTTACAAACTCAAATCAACAATGTTTTATCTAACGTTGATGGTGTTGCGTTAAACTCTTTAACTGAAATCGTTACGGCTTTTCAAGCTGCCGACAGTGATCTTAACGGTGCTATCACTACTTTAGCTTCTACTGCATCTACTGCTTTAGCTGCTGAAGCGACTACTGCTCGTGCCGCTGAACTTCTTCTTACTAACAACCTAGCCTCTGAAGCTTCAACTGCTCGTGCGGCTGAACTTGTTTTGACTACTAACTTAGCTGCTGAAGTTTCTGCTCGTACTGCTGCTGACTCTGCTTTAGATGTTGCATTAAAAGCTTATGCTGACAATGCTGCAACTCAAGGCGGTTCTTTACCTAAATTAGAAACTTTAGTAGTTAGCGCAAACAAAATTGTGTTAAGTAAAGCTCCTAAATCAGGTGTCAACGGTATTATGAACTTTGCTACTGTTCGTTACATCGATGGTAGTGGTGTTGCTTATGACGCTCCTGTCTTCATTGACGGTTCAGACGTTAGCGGTAAAACATACACCATTTCTGTGGATACTTCAGGTCAATGGGACGGTTTCTCTGTTTCTATTCAGTACCTTTATGTAAACGTATAAGACTTACTGCTTTATAGTTAGTTTAGAAATTTGTGTAAATAGAAGTTTTGGTAGGGAAGGAAACTTCCCTACCTTTCTTTAGTCTATAAAGGAAAATCATGGGTATTATAATTACAAACGATGGTGATAAAGAAGTAGGGACGATAGCTGAAAGAAATGCTATTGTAAATAAATTTGACGGAATGCAGGTAACTGTGTTAGATACTATTTCTGATATTTATGTCGGAGGTGGTGCAGCAGGCTACGAATGGAGTGGAACTAAAGCTAAATGGATTCTAACTTGGAAAGAAAACAAAGACGATTTAATTTTTGTTACAGAAACACATCAAATCAATAATGGACAGGCTACTTTAGACCACTCTCCACAAAGTAACCTAGTTTGGAATGCTTATATAATTAACTCAAATAACGAATTACTCATTACTTTAGACAATCCTTCAGTTTCTTTTAATACAGTAACAGTTGGGTCACAAAACTACAACAATGAATTCCTAATCTGTACTTATGGTTACGGAGCTGTACAGGCTGTAATCGACGGAATCTCTGCGAATGAACTTTTAACTAAACTCAAAACTGTAGATGGAGCGGGTTCAGGTTTAGATGCTGACCTATTAGACGGACATGATTATCAAGAAATAGTAACACTGCTGGCTACCAAAACAGACGATTCTTCTTTATCTTCTGTAGCAAAATCAGGTAGTTACACTGATTTATCGAATCTACCTACAATACCTTCAGCAGTTTCTTCTTTAACTAATGATAGTGGGTTTCAAACATCAGCACAGGTTTCTACAGCAATTCAGGATATTATTGGAGCTGCTCCTGATGCTTTAAATACTCTAGCTGAGATTGCTTCTCAATTAGCTTCTGACGAGTCGGCTGTATCGGCTTTAACTGCAACTGTTGCAGGTAAAGTATCCGCAAACTCCGCAATCTCCGCAGCAACCGCAACAAAGATTACTTATGATTCTAAAGGATTGGTTACAGGTTCAAGTAGTTTACTAGCAAGTGACGTGCCAAATTTAGATTGGGGTAAGATTACTTCAGGTAAACCGACAACAGTAAGCGGGTTTGGAATTACTGATGCACAACTTCTTGATGCAGACTTAACGGCAATTGCTGGTTTGGTAGGTAGTACAGGGTTCTTGAAGAAAACTGCCGTCAACACATGGGCGTTAGATACTAGCACATATTTGACAGGTAACCAAACAATATCCGTCTCAGGGGACATGACAGGTTCAGGCAGTACATCTATTGCTTTAACCCTATCTAGTTTAACTAATTCAGGATTAGGTGAGTTTAAAAAAGTAGCAATCGACTCTAAAGGACGTGTTACAGGTACAGCCTCAGTAGCTCAGTCTGATATTACAGGATTGTTAGGTGCAGGGTCTGTTTCGAACTCTATGTTAGCTAATTCTTCGGTAGCTAATCTATCTGGGACAAACACAGGAGACCAAACTACTGTATCGGGTAATGCAGGTAGCGCAACTGTTTTACAAACTGCTCGCACAATTAATGGTGTTAGTTTTAATGGTTCTTCTAATATTACTGTTAATGCGGTTGACTCTACAGCTAGGGTTGCTTCAAGTTTGATTGGTGCTGCTAACGGCGTGTGTCCTTTAGACTCCACGTCTAAAATATTATCTACTTATTTACCATCTTATGTTGATGATGTTGTTGAATATAATACCTTTTCTGTTTTCCCTTCAACAGGTGAAACAGGTAAAATATATGTTGACATTTCTACAAACAAAGCTTATAGATGGTCTGGTACTGTTTATATCTACATTACTTCGGGTGCAGTGGATTCTGTAGCAGGTCGGACAGGTGTGGTTGTTTTAACTAAAGCAGATGTTGGGCTTTCTAATGCAGACGATACTGCTGATTTATTGAAACCTATCTCAACCGCTACACAAACGGCTTTAGATTTAAAACAAACTAAACCATTGATTGGTAACATGATTTCGGCTGAGGCTGTTTTATCTACCCTTACCGCGAGTCAGGTTATTACAACTTTTACAGCAAAAGTCCTTAAAGCAGTTGTTATCGTACATAACACCACTATGTCTGCATGTCAAACCGTAGAAATGTTATTGATGACTGACGGCATTACGGCTTATAAAGTAGAGTATAGTGAAATCCTCACTGCATCTAGTTTAGGAAGTTTTAGTGTAGATTATTCTAACGGACTTCGCTTGCTTTTCTCTCCTACTACCGCTAACATTAAAGTTAAAGTAGTAGCTACAATTATTGAAGTTTAATTAAAGGTTGGGTAAAAATGGCAGACAAGAATTTAGTAGTAAAAAAAGGTATAGAGGTTTCTGAGACAGGAAGTTTCGGAGGTAATCTATCTACATTAGGTAATTTAACTGTATCAGGTACTGTATCAGGTGTTACAAAAGCGATGGTGGGTTTATCTCACGTTGACAATACCACAGATGCAAATAAACCCATCTCCACCGCAACTCAAACTGCATTAAATACTAAAGTATCCAAAGTCACTTCAACAGACAATGCGTTGGTAAGGTTTGATGGGACAACTGGGGATGTGCAGAATAGCTTAGTTACTGTTGAGGATGGTGGAGCTATCTTCACTAAACGTTGGGTTATATCAGATGTCCCTGCTGGAAAGTATTGTCCTATTATGAGTTTTGGTGCGGGTTCTTGGGGGTATGTAACTTCAGGAACACTTACTGTAACTAATGCGTATCCGCACCGAGCGACGTCAAAAGTTTATGCTGTAAATTTGATGGGGGAGGGACACGGTAGTGTACATCTTACTTTACTAAGTCAAACAGAGTATTATACGCCGTGTCCCTTTGATGTTTACGGGGGGTTTAACTCACTTGGTGCTGGGAGTGATATAATATATTTTTTAAATAGAAATGATTCGGTATCAACTGTTACTTTCACATATAGAGCTGATACAGGTGCGCCCACCACTTACTACACTGACCCAGCCGCTACATTTTCAACAATCACTGGCTTGACATCATTCTTTACGCAAAATACATCACCAAATACTTTGTCAGAGTTGCTTAAAGCTACGTTTGGGTCGGCTGTAATGCGTTTAAGGTCTGCAAACATAATGGATATGGAGTCTGGCAGAGTCCTAATCGGCACTACCACAGACAACGGTGTTGATAAGCTGCAGGTGGCGGGGAGTATTAGCAGCACACCGATTGGTCATGGGGGATACGACGCAAACACTTTAAGCACGGTTAATAAAACATACGTTTGTAGTGTTAATGCAACAAACATGCCGCTTACTGGTGACTTTTGGTATTTAGAGGTTATGGTTCACGACGCAAACATATGGGCTGTACAAAGAGCAACAAGTCTTGGTGTTGTTTCAGAGAACACCAATAAAATGTTCATTAGAAGTATGGTTAACGGCTCTTGGACACCATGGGTCGAGAAATAATTTAATACAAGGAAACAACAATCATGGCAATTCAAACAAACTACAACTTCAAAGGCATCCAAATCCCTAATGCCTACATTCGTGTAGCACGTATCTTTGGTTCAAGCAAAGAAGGCTGGAACTCATTGACCTAGGTTTGTGTAGATGAAACTTACACAACACCAGCAAACGCAGTCACAATTTAACACAAGGAACAACTAAAATGGCAATTCAAACAGACTACAATTTTAACGGTTTAACTATCCCTAACGCTTATGTACGCATCGACAGATTATGGGGTTCATCCAGAGAAGGATGGAGTTCTTTGGTTGGTGTATACATGGAAGTGGTCATGCCTGCCGTGGCTGCGGTGGGTATTGAAGGTGAGGAAGGCTTTATTCCTGCTCAACCTGAAACCACAGTTAAAAACTTAATTAAAGAGTTTAACCATTCAGTAGGGTACAAAGCAGAGGAACGAGGTTATGTATCGCTTTACACTTCTTTGATGGTTGATATTGGTGGTATTGAAGTTTAATGTTAGGGTTCTCTTCTTTTTCTGAGACGGCTTTTACTTCAGTTACAGGATATAAACAACCTGTAACTAGAATTTCTTTGTTAAAGTTTAAGAAGAGACCTTCATTTATCAGTTTTACAAAAAGGGTAAACTATTTGGTTTTTAAAGAACGGACGAATTATTTAAACTTTACCAACCAAACTAGGTAAGGTTTTAAACTTTCTTCCGTTTCTTCTCTACCTTCTCTACCTTCTCTATCTTCTTTACCTTCTTTACCTTCTCTACCTTCTCTACTTATGATAGATAAACAAACAGGCTTAATGTATGTTATAAAACGCCCATCACCTGAGAGACGGTATTATGGGTTTGACTTCTCACGGCTTTTGACCGCGATACAATCCATACACT